CGCCCAAGACCGAATACTGACAGAGAACAGTGTAAAAAACTGAGGTCTCACACACGAAAGGAGTTTCCACCATGAAGCGTGAAGACGTGAAGAACAAGATCCCCGGCATCACCGATGAACAGCTGAACTGGATCATGCAGGAGAACGGCGCAGACATCAACCGGGAGAAGTCTGCAGCCACCGCCCTGCAGACCCAGCTGGACAACGCAAACGCCCAGCTCAAGACCGCACAGGACGGCCTGAAAGCCTTTGACGGCGTGGACGTGGCAGGCCTGCAGGAGCAGGTCACCAAGCTGAAGGCCGACATGAAGGCGCAGGCCGAGGGCTTTGCCTTCGATAATGCCCTGAATGCCGCCATCATGAGCAAGAAGGGCCGCAGCGTCAAGGCAGTGCGTGCTTTGCTGGATCTGGACGCCCTGAAGGGCTCTGCCGACCGCGGTACCGACATTGCAAAGGCACTGGACGATGCCGCAAAGGCCAACCCATGGGCGTTCGGCGAGGACGGTGCAGCCGGTGTGGCCGTGGTCTCCACCGGAGCCGAGCACGGTGCACTGCCCGCCAACGAGAGCGATGGTGTGGA